TGAATGTTCAGACCGTCCAGCGTGGAACCTTCGGCTGAGAGTGCTTCAAACTTTGACCCAGACGACAACACGTTCATGTTGTGCGCCCCGACGTTTACCGAAAACCGGTTGCGAAACCCCGGGCTGCGGCGCGCCATGGTCTGGGCATCACCAAACACGATGCGAGCCTGGTCACGGGTGGTGGCCAGCGAATACACCTCGGCACCTCCCTCACCATCGGCAGCCAACATGTACAGGCCTACCGCAGACGACAGGGTGGACTTGGCATTGCCTCGTGGAACCTCGATGTATGAGCGGCGAAAGCGCCGCGTCCCATCGGCCTTGACCCATCCGAAAACCGTCGTGAGGATGAACACCTGCCACGGCTCCAGCGTGATGGGCTCTCCCGCAAGCGGCCCCTTGACGTGCGGCAGCCGCTCAATAAAAGCGCACAGATTGTCCGCCGGGTAGTAGGTCTTGCCGCTCTTGCTTGTGAGCTTGGGATTGAACCGGTAGGGACTGGTCTTGCCCTTGTACTTCTTCAGATCACTGAGCTGCCTCTGGCAGGCCGCCTTGACCCACTTGCACGCGAGAATCTCTCCGGCCACGACCCTCTCTGCGTACATCTTGGCAATGTCCGCATAACTGTCTTGAGCCATTGAACTTATCCTGCAATATCGGCCCAAGGGTCCAAGTCATCGTCCGCCGCTTCCATAGGCAAGGTGACACGGGATCGGGATGCGGGTGTGAACCCCATCTCCGTGGCCGCTTTGGTCATGATTTGTGCCTGCTTGTTGGCAATGGCCAAATATGGCGACTGCATTGGCACGCCGGTGTTGGGTGCTTTCACGAGCAACCCTGTCTTCGCGATACCTGCTTGTGCCTTTCGGTACAGGTCGGCGGCGCAAGCCCAAACCTCGAGGACTGACATATCCAGTCGCCTGAGTAAGTGCGGTGGCGCACACTCAAGTGCATATCGCCAAGCCGCCTTGGCTCCTTCGGGCATGTAATCAGGCGGGTCCACCAGGTCGCCAGTCGGCTTGGGCTCTCTAAGGTTTGTACGGCACTTTTGCAGGGTCCCCTTGATCTGCTTTACCTTGGTGGGGAGTGGTTTTCGTCCAGCCATCTTTATTCCAGTTCGCACTCAAGGTGCCGTGAATGTGTGTTGCCGCACATAAATCGGTAAATGCTGTGTGCGAAGACGCACAGAGGGGCCGGGGAGGGGGAGCCCCCCCTAGTTCAATTTGCACGCGCAAAAATTTGAGCTGGCGCGCGCATCGCGGCCTGCCAACCGTAGAGATTCATCCCCCCCTGGGGGGACCTGACCGCGCCGCTGACTCGCGTGCGGTCTTGCTGTTGTGACAGGGCACGCACAGCGACTGCAGGTTGGCCGTATCAAACCGTGCGCCACCGTCCTTGATTGGCTGTACGTGGTCCACGACACGGGCTGGCACCAGTAGGCCCTTGGCACCACAGGCGCCACACAGCGGGTGCTCACGAAGGAAGGCCGCTCGCACCGAGCGCCACTGCCGTGATTGGTAGAAGCCAACCTCGGCATCAAAACCGCGCCGCGCACGCCCGTAATCGCGGTGGATCAACGGCCTGTGCGCCTCGCAAAACCCAGGCGTTTCCACCACGGCGGCGCACCCTGGGTACCGACAGGGAGTGGGTGCGCTGCGGGGCATTTCGCGAGGTTTCCAACTGATTCAAGAAAGAAGCAACTGCTTCGGAGATTCCGCTTGGCTTCCTCTGGGAACAGAGCGTTCATACGAACACCATCAACCAACCAAAGGAATCGCCGATGACCTACCGAAACACCGAATTCACCGTCGACGAGCTGGGCTTCATCCAGACCGCGCTCAACAAAGTCCTCGCCGCCGCAGCACGCGGCGAGTTGGACCTCAACCGCCTGGCCCGCGAGGAGATGGCCTCGCGAGGCCTGGATCGCGAAGGCAATTGGGTTGGCTTCGATCGCGCCCGCCAGATCCACCAAGTGGAGGCTGCCAAGTGAAGACCAGCAAGAAGCTCAACCAACTGCTTGAGCAGATCGCCCAGCAGTACCTGTTCATCGACACCCTGAAAACCCAAAGCAGCGACCGGCTCGACTTCCACGACGTGAGCGTCTGGGGCGTCAAGGCCGCGTTGCAAGCCGCCTACGAGGCCGGCCTTAACGCAGCACGTCAAACCGCTCAAACCAAAACCACACCCACTCACACCCAATCCTGATCGGAGCCCACCATGACCATCCAACTCACCCCCACCCAGCAAGCCATCCTGACCCATGCCCATCAGCACACCGAGGGCAAGATCGCCTGGTTCCCTGAGAACATCAAAGGCGGTGCGCGCCAGAAAGTGATCGATGGCCTGTTCAAACGCACCCTGATCACCTACGACGGCAAGGACTGGTTCGTGGCCGCTGAGGGCTACGAGGCCCTAGGTGTGCCACGCAAAGCGCCTGTGAGCGCCCAAGCCATCGACGAGGTCATCGAGGCAGCGACAGCTGCGAAACCTCGGATGCGCGACAACAGCAAGCAAGCGCAGGTGATCGCGATGCTCAAGCGTCCCGAGGGCGCCACGATCGAACAGATCTGCGAGGTCACTCAGTGGCAAGCCCACACGGTCAGGGGCACGTTTGCCGGCGCCTTCAAGAAGAAGCTCGGCCTGGAGATCACCTCGACGAAGGAGGTTGGTGGACAGCGGATTTACCGAGTCGCCTGACCAGGAGCCAAGCCATGAAAACAATGACCATCACAATCGATCGCAAGCCTCTGACCATCACGTTTGATGGCCAGGAGATGCAGGTTGAAGAGTTGAGCATCCGACTGCCCTTTGGACGCAAGCCCGCTGACATCACCGACATCGCCGCCACGGGTGATTACGTGGTCTATGTCACCGAGACCCGGGAAATGGAAACGGAGGAATTCGATGGCTTCGCCAAGAACCTCTCCAAGTCGCGCGACTGGCTCAAAGGCAAGGGTGGCTACTTCATGCAGGGCCGGCTGTGCGTGGAAATCCACGCGCCTGGTCGGCCCTACCTGTTTATCGACCCGTCTGGCGGGGACTATCCGAGGTACGTGGCTAGGCTGGGTTAAACAGGCTCCAGAGCGGGTTCCTGCTCCGGCACCTGGTCACCGACCCGCACTGCCTTTTTCCCGGTGAACTCCTCCCAACGCTTGACGATCACGTCGACGTACTTTGGATCAAGTTCGATGAGCCGGGCACGGCGTCCTGATTTTTCGCAGGCAATCAACGTGGAGCCCGAGCCACCGAAGGGATCGAGGATCAGGTCACGGGTCTTGCTGCTGTTGCGCACAGCACGCTCCACCAGTTCCACCGGCTTCATCGTCGGATGCAGGTCGTTCTTGGCCGGCTTCTTAACGTTCCAGACATCGCCCTGGTCTCGGGCACCGCACCAGAAGTGATCGGCACCGTCGCGCCAGCCGTACAGGATGGGCTCGTACTGACGCTGGTAGTCCGCGCGTCCGAGCGTGAAAGTGTTCTTGGCCCAGATGATGAACGTGGACCAGCGACCGCCTGCTGCACGGAAGGCCGATTGCAGCGTGTCCAGCTCCGACGAACTCATGGCGATGTAGACAGCGCCCTTGGTGTGGGTGAGGATGTTGGTGCAGGCGTCCGTCAGGAAGCTGCCGAAACCGTCGCCCAGGTTGTCGTTCATGATGGGGCGGTTCTTGCCGCGCATCTTGTCCTTGGCCGTGTTGGCGTAGTTCACGTTGTAGGGTGGATCGGTGAAGGTCATGTCCACCAGTTCATCACCCAGCAGGACCTTGAAGTCATCGGCCTTAGTGGCATCACCACAGAGCAGCTTGTGCTCGCCCAGGATCCAGACATCGCCCGTCTTGGAGATGGGCGTTTCACTGACCTCGGGCACAGCGTCCTCATCGGTCAGGCCATCCTTGGTGGCTTCCTCGCCAGCGATCAGGGCCTCCCACTCCTCTTGCGAGAAGCCGGTCAGGCCCAGGTCAAATCCGGCATCCTTCAGGTCGGCCAACTCGATGCCCAGCAGTTCGTCTTCCCAGGATGCGTTTTCGCCGATCTTGTTGTCGGCCAGGATCAGGGCGCGACGCTGGGTGTCAGACAAGTGGTCCAGCGGCACAACAGGCACCTCGGGCAGACCGAGCTTGCGCGCTGCCAGCAAACGGCCGTGACCGGCGATCACGTTGTTCTGGCCGTCGATCAGGATCGGTGCGCCCCAGCCGAACTCACGGATGCTGGCCGCGATCTGGGCCACCTGTGCCTCCGAATGCTGCTTGGCATTGCGGGCATAGGGGATCAACGCCTCGACCTGGCGGTACTCGATGTGGATGGGGTTCATGGGGACCAGAAGTGAAAAACCCGCCAGGTCATGCCACATGGGCCACCGGGCGGGTTCTTGAAGTTAATGTGGTCGGAGACGC